CTGACGGTGCCGCGAACTGGGCGCTATTCGAGGAGTGGCAGACATCCCGCCAGGATATCACTCTGGTCACGCTCTACACCAAACGCACCGGGTTTATGTGTGGTTCACCTCCATTGCTCAATATGGCCCTGCTGAACATTAAGCACTGGCAGAGCCAGAGCGAGCAGGACAACATTCTGCATGTCGCCCGGGTGCCGTTGCTCACGGTGTTCGGGCTGGAAGAGGGGCAAGAACTTGTGATTGGCTCATCCTCTGCCACTTCATTCTCCGATCGGCAAAGGCAGGGGCTGGAATACGTCGAGCACACAGGTTCCTCCATCGGTGCCGGCAAAGAGTCGCTGGCAGAGCTGGTGGAGCAGATGCGACAGGCGGGTGCGAAGCTGTTGCGCACCGAAAACACCTCTACCAAATCGGTTGACCAGACCTCAGAAGAGAAAATGCAGGAGCAGTCACCGCTCTATACCATGGCGACAAGCCTGGAAGATGCGATCGACAATATCCTGCAAATTATGGCTGAGTACATCGGGGAAGCGGAAGGCGGCAACGTTGATGTGCGCACCGAGCTTGATGTCGAGTCGAAAGAGTTTAATCCACCAGCGGCGATGGCCATTCAGTCGCTGCGCCAGGGCGGTGACCTTCGTCGTATCGATGCAATCAGAGCCCTGCAAAAACTCAACCTGATTGATGCCGACGCTGATCCCGATGTGGTTCTGAGCGAGTTGCTTGCTGAGTCAGCATCTTTAACTGAACCGCCACCTGGCGAGGTGTGATATGGCTCGTTCGGTAAACGACAGGTTGCAGGACGAGACCATAGCTCACGGACTTTACGTGACGCGCTACGGTACGGGCGTTGCCCGACGAATGGTGACGCTGCTTAACAGGATGGATGCTGAACTGGCTGCCCGACTGCTTGTACTGCTGGAGGGTAAGCGCGCTGACACCTACAGCGCGCGTCGCCTTGCATCGCTACTGGCTGGTGTGCGGGATCTAAACCAGCAGGCCTACGAACCGGTCAATGCTGCTCTGATGCGCGAACTGACGCGTTACGCTGATTATGAGACCGGGTATCAGTTTGACCTGTTCAGCAGCCTTATTCCCGGTCAGGTGCTTAAGCACGTCCCGCTGCAAAGCATTGTCCCGGAACAGGTCTATGCTGCTGCGGTGGCGCAGCCGTTCCAGGGGAGGTTGCTGAAAGAGTGGGGCAAGAAACTCGAATCGGATCGGCTGGAAAAAATTACCAGTGCCGTACGCACAGGATTTCTTCAGGGAGAAACCGTCGAGCAGATTGTGAAGCGGGTCGCCGGCACGCCGCAACTTAAACGCCAGGACGGGGTTATCAATGCCTCACGTCGAGACCTTGCGGTAGTAACCCGCACGGCGGTGAACCATGTGGCCGCTACAGCGCGCCAGGAGTTCGCCCAAGCCAACAGCGATATCGTGAAGGCGAAACAGTGGTCTTCGACTCTGGACACCCACACCAGCCAGTGGTGCATCATCCGCGACCGCAAACTCTACTCGCTCGATGGCAAGCCGCTGGGCCATGCAATCCCATATCTGCGCGGGCCCGGCAAAATTCATTTCTGCTGTCGCTCATGCGAAATTCTGATCACTAAATCGTGGGAGGAATTGCAGATAGCCTCTGGCGAACTGAGCAGCGCCACACGCGCTTCGATGGATGGACAGGTGCCTTCGCATACCAGCTATGCCGAATGGCTCGTCAGGCAACCGTACGCACGGCAGGAGCAGGTGCTGGGCGTTACTCGCGCGCGAATGCTGCGTGACGGCAAAATCACCGTGCCTGAGATGTTCAATGATGCCGGGGAGTTTCTGACCCTGGACGAACTGCGCCGCGTGGATGCGTCGGCGTTTGAGGAATAGGGTATGCGTAACGAAGATTTTCACTACGTTGGAGATGGTCGTGGAAGGCGAAGGGTGTTCGTTAATGGCAATGAGATAAAGAGCTGTGTATGGGCTGATGTCAAACGTGGTATCGCCTGTATTCATCCACACCCGTTACGGATCCACAAGCGAAAGCGGGGTGAAATTTACTCCCGCAAGCTGCGCGGTTACATAACCATCGAATTTATCTAACAGGCTGCCTCCGGGCAGCTTTTTTTATGCCTGCCGCTGAGCGGATGCGACGCGGTGCCCGGGTCGGATGACCCATTACGTATGGCCGGAAGGCTGGAGCAAAAACAATGAAACTGAAACTTGATGCTAACGGAAATGTGGTCGTTGAAAACGGTATGCCTGTGTACATCCATGATGATGGCAAAGAGATCCCGTTTGATGCGGTCGCAGCGATGACCAAAATCACCTCCCTGAATGGTGAGGCGAAAACTCACCGTGAAGCTAAGGAAGCGGCGGAAGCCAACCTCGCGAAATTCTCTGGCATCAGTGACCCGGCCAAGGCGCTCGAAGCCCTGGAGATGATGACCAAAATCGACCAGAAGAAGCTGATCGATGCTGGCGCTGTCGACCAGGTAAAAGCTGAGATCACCAAGGTCTTCCAGCAGCAGCTGGACGAAGCGAACGGAAAAACTCAGCAACTGGAAAGCCAACTGTACGACGAGATGATTGGCGGGCGCTTCGGTGGCTCCAAATTCATCTCCGAGAAGATGGCGATCCCGAGCGAGTTCGTGCGTTCGTACTTCGGGCAGAACTTCAAAATCGAAGACGGCAAGGTAGTGGCTTACGACGGCCAGGGCAATAAGGTGTTCTCCCGCACCAAACCCGGCGAGCTGGCCAGCTTCGATGAAGCGCTGGAATCTCTGGTCGAGTCGCACCCGCAGAAAGACTACATCCTCAAATCGTCCGGCAACAGCGGCGGTGGTTCTCACCAGTCGCAGCATCAGGCCGGGCAGAAAACCATGAAACGCGCTGCTTTTGACGCCCTGCCACCAGCTGAACAACAGGCTGCGATTGGCGGCGGCACGAGCATCGTTGATTAATCGAAAGGAAAAATAAATGTCCAACACTTTGACTGGCCTGATCCCGACCATCTACACGGCACTGAACCGCGTATCCCGTGAGCAGGTGGGCTTTATCCCGGCGGTGGCCCGTAACGCTAAAGCCGATGCCGCGGCCAAAGACCAAACCGTGACCGCACCGGTAGCACCAAAAACCACCACCGTTGATATCACTCCGGCGGCAACCGCGCCAAACGACGGTGATCAGAACATTGGTACCGTGGACGTGAAAATCACCAAATCCAAAATGGCCCCGGTCAAATGGAATGGTGAAGAGCAGCTTGCCATCGGACCATCAGGCACTTATGACGTTGTCCTGGCTGACCAGTTTTCTCAGGCGTTCCGCGCACTGAGCAACGAAATGGATGCTGACCTGGCATCGCTGGCTTATAAGTCTTCCCGCGCTGTTGGTGCTCCAAAAGATACACCGTTCAGTGTCAAAGACGACCTGTCTGATGCGGCGAACGCTCGGCAGGTGCTGACTGATAACGGCGCACCAACCACTGACCTGCGCATGGTACTGGGCGGCGAAGCGATGGCGTCAATCCGTGGTAAACAGTCCGTACTGTTCAAAGCGAACGAAGCCGGTACCGATCAGCTGCTGCGTGAAGGCATCATTGGTCGTGTGATGGGCTTTAACCTGCACGAATCCGCCAACATCAAGCGCACCGCGAAAAGCACGGCGGCGGGCTATAAGGTCAATGGCGAGAAGAAAGAGGGCGACATCATTATTGCTATCTCTGCTGGTACTGGTGGTATTGCTGCCGGGACCGCAGTGAAGTTCGATGGCGATGACAACCAGTACATGGTCGTAGCGGCAACCTCTTCGACTATCACCATCGGCGCACCTGGCCTGCGTCAGGATCTGGCAGATCAGGCGACTGTCACTGTGCTGAGCGAGTTCGTGCCAAACGTTGCCTTTGACCGTAACGCATTCCTGCTGGCTTGCCGTACCCCGGCCATGCCAAAAGGCGGCGATACCGCTGATGACGTGATGAACGTAACCGATCCGGTCTCTGGTATTACCTTCCAGATCGCGCTGTACCGCCAGTACCGTCAGGTACGTTACGAGGTTGGTGTGGCGTGGGGTGTGGCCTCCGTTCAGCCTGAACATTCCACCATCATCATGGGTTAACCCAGGGGGCTTCGGCCCCTTTGTTATTCAGGAGGCCCGATGGCCGGATTAACAAAAGAGCAGCGCGCGCAGCGTGAAGCGGAAAAGCTTGCAGCTCAGCAGACCGCTGATAATAACCCTGCCCAGCAGGAACAGCAGCAGGAACAGCAGCAGGAACAGCCAGGTATTGAGCTGGTGGTCATGGTGCGTGATATCCCAGAGTTCCCCGGCGGTCCGCTGCGCGCTGATGTTCACCCTGCTGAAGTGGATAACTGGCTGGCGCTGGACTGGCGTCTGGAGGAATAACCATGCTGGTTGCCGATCCCCATTCGCCGGACTTTAACAGCTACGCCAGCGTGTCCGACCTGCGGGTCTTTGCCGCCGCGCGCGGATACACCATTCCTGCCGAAGATGGCGAGTGTAGCCAGATGCTGATGCAGTCGATGGACTTTCTGGAAGGAAGGTTCTGGCGTGGTCAGCGCTACAGCGCATCTCAGCCTCTATCCTGGCCGCGCTCCGGCGTACGCTTCGATGGCGTGGACCTGCCGGATGATGCTATTCCACAGCGCCTGATTGATGCCCAATGCCGCCTGGCTATCGAGTCGCAGGAGATTGATCTCACGCCGTCGGTCTCCGGTGGCGGCGCGGTCATAGCTGAGAGCGTACAGGGGGCCGTCTCTGTGCAGTACGAGCCGGGAACGAATAAGGCCACTCCTTCATTCCCCTGGTTCTATTCCTCGCTGCGCGGGCTTGTGGTGGGCGGCAACCAGGTCCGGATCGAAAGGGGGTAGCATGGCAATCGACTATCGCCGGATGCGCGCCACGGCAACGCGGCTGCTGACGGAGAACGGCAAAGCCTACCAACTGACTCGCGGCGGAACCATCACCCGCGATCAGTACGGGAAAGAGGTTATCACCGAGCCTATTACAGCGACCGTTACCGGCGTTATCACCGAATACTCCACGCGTGAAATCGACGGTTCACTAATTGCTACGGGCGATAAAAAATTGGCGGCCACGTTTGAAACGGAAGTGCGCATTGGCGACCTCATTGATATCGACGGCAAAAAGTGGCGCGTGGTTCAGCCGAATCCGGTTAAGCCCGCAGATGTGCTGATTTCCTATAACATCCAGCTAAGGACCTGATATGTCCAGTTCCGTAAATCAGCCGTTCCTGGCTGCCATTCAGTTATTCGTGGATAGCTCAAAGCAGGATATGGACGAGGTGGTGCGTAGGACAGGTATCAAAATACTCGGTCGGCTGGTGGAAATGTCACCGATTGGTAATCCCGATCTCTGGCAGGTGAACCAGACGGCATCGGCTTACAACACGGCGGTACGGGAGCATAACGCGGCACTGCGCCAAGACCCGGCCAATCTCACTAAAGCCGGACGCCTGAAGCACGGGCGAGCCGTCAACGACTCGATGGACATCAAAAAGCCTGAGGGTTATGTCGGTGGTCGGTTCAAGAACAACTGGTATGTGGGTTTCGACAGCCAGCCGACTCAGTCAAACGATACACCAGATGCTTCCGGCCAGGGATCAAATTCCCGTGGCATGGCGGTGCTTGAGGTATTCAGAGTGGGCCAGGTCAGCTCGATTTACTTCACCAATAACCTGCCATATGCGGCAGCGCTGGAAAACGGTCATTCCACCCAGGCGCCGGGCGGGATAGTGGGCATTACAGCTATCGACGCGGCGCAGCTGTTCCGAGAGGCAATGAGCGAGGTACGCAATGGTCGGTGATCAGTCCATGCGAATAGCTGACCTGCTTGAGAGCCGGGTAGCCATAATCTCGGCTTCTCTCGGCTTGCCGATCGCCTGGCCGAATATCGTATTCGATCCACCGGATGCGCCATACGCCCGTGTTTATGTTTTACCTGCACAAACTGTAGGTCAGGACATAGAAGGTCTGATGCGTACCTATCAGGGGATCTTGCAGGTAAACATCATTACTCCCGCAGGCTCAGGCGTGAGCCAGGCGAGAGGGCTTGCCCAGTCGGTGGCAGATGCATTCCCTGAAGGACTGCCGCTGGTGGACGGTGATCTGACGGTTTACATCAACGGGCCGCCGCAGGTGAGACAACCCATCCAGGACCGGCCAACCTCGGCGCCCAACGGTTCCAGTGGTTCCATAACCTACACCATCCCCGTCAGCATGCAGTACCGCGCTGACTACTGACCCGCCAGATGGCGGGTTTTTTATTACCTAAATTCAGGAGAGTGCTATGGCATTCGCAATCCCTAACGGCTCGCGTGTGAACGTGGCCAAGGCCTATCAAGCCCCAATCACCTTTACCGCAGCCTCTAACGCGACGGAATGCGAACTGACCGTTGCATCGGCCTCCGGCATTCTGGCTGGTGACGTAGTTCAGGTGAGTTCCGGCTGGTTAAAGCTCGATAACATGGTGCTGCGCGTAAAATCGGTGACCAGTAATAAAATCGTGCTGGAAGCATTCGATACTACCGACACCACCAAATTCCCGGCAGGCACTGGCGCGGGCACGCTGCGTAAAATCGACTCATGGATCACCATGCCTCAGGTGATGACACTGTCAACTGAAGGTGGTGACCAGCAGACCATCAGCGTGCAGTTCCTGGAAGATGATAAAGCGCGAACCATCCCAACGTTTAAAAACGCGGTGGTTCAGGTTTACACCTTTGCGCATGACCCTCAACTGGCGATCTACAAACGCCTCATTGACCTGGATGACTCCAGCGACACCACCGCGGTCTGGTTCCATAACCCACGCGGCAAAGCCGATCGTTTCTACTCAGCCAAAGTATCGTTCCAGCGCGTACCGCGCACGGAAATCAACGCCGTGGAAAGTAACGAAGCGCGTATGAACTTCGAATCGGACATGCAGATTTACCCGATCGCCGATTCATCCGTGACGCCGCTGGCGTTCCTGACTGACCTGCCGTCAACCAAGTCGGTTGCTACAGGCGCTGCACTGGATCTGGCGGTGGTAATGAAGGGCGGCTCAGCACCTTACACCTGCGTTTGGAAGAAAGGCAGCACCGCTATTCCTGGCAAAACCGCATCGACGTTCAACATTTCATCTGTCGCATCCGGTGATGCTGGCGTTTACACCTGTGAAGTCACCGACGCCGCGGGCAAAACCATCACCTCGGCTGCGTGTACTGTCACGGTCAACTAACCAATCTGGCCCGGTACGCCGGGCTTTTTTATGCGCATCGCACGCGCACATCAAAGAAAGTCTTTCAGCTGTGAGCCTGGGCAAACCGTTAACTTTCGGCGGCTTTTCCGTGCGACAGGCTCACGTCTAAAAGGAAAATTAAAATGTCAGAACCTTCAGTCGTCCCTTACGTAAAAACCACTCCCAAACCTTTTGGTGTGGACGTCGAATGGAAATGGCCAGGTGGCTGCGCGGTGCTAGAACTGCAATGCCTTCATGACGATGGCCGACTTGTGAAAGAACGCCTCTACTGGCCAACTATCGGATACCTTATTTCCGGGCTCAAAACTGGTGAGCGAGTGCAGGTGCGCCTGCGTCCAATTGCAGAGGATGGCTCAGCACGAGATTGGCGAGCCGGTGACTGGATCGAAGGTGTTTCTTCTGTCGATGCCGGAGAAATTGTAGAGGCGCTGGACCATGAAATCCGCAACAGCGATGCATTCAAAGTCCTGAAAGATGGCTGGTCTTTCGAAAAGAACGGGGTGCTGATTATTAATAACGGCCAGGTGTTCGTTACCGATGCGAAGATCGACGATGCCGTATTGTCTAAGAGCTATAGCGTTAAAATGAACGTCGCCTACAAAGGTAAACCGCACGAAGCTGGTATGGGCCTTAGTGTTGAAGGCGACCAGAGCAAGGTTGAGTTTCTGGCCGAACGCTATACGGTGCATGAAGCCGCTTCATCCATCATCGAGAACGCCGTCGTAACAAAAACGAAGATAAATATCGCACTTGGCGATGAAACGAAGCAGGCCGTCATTGATGCTGTGCGTGAAAGCGATTTGTTCGCATCCCTTCAGGCAAATATTGATGCGCAAACAGCGTCAGTAGCTGGCCTGCAACAGGCGATGAACGAAGCGGTCACCAATGCTATTAAAAACGCGCTGAAGCCCGGTGGCCTGCTTTACAACCGTTAACCTCCCATCACGCACTCGAATACTCGGCCCGCTCCGGCGGGTTTTTCATTTTCTAAGGAACCGAAATGACCAAATTTTCTCTGAACCCCAACCCAACTTTTTCTGTGACCGCGAGCATTCCGCGTGCTGGAGCCGAAGACGGCAAGCTGACGTTCACCTTCCGCCATAAGACACTGGAAGAGCTGCGCTCTATGGACGAAAAGCTGCAAAAGGCCGCTGAAGGTAAAAAGGCTGCTATCGAGCCGCAGGCCGACTACCTCATGGAAATTGTCGAGGGGTGGGCACTACCTGACGAGTTCACCCGCGACAACGTTATTGTCCTTCTTCAGAACTACCCGCGCGCGTTCGACAGCATCGGTCTGGCCTACACCAAAGAGCTGATGGGTATCCGCGAAAAAAACTGAGGCAGGTCGCCGCAGCGTTGTATACGCCGGGTCCGACGCTCGCGGAACTGAGCGCTTTTGGTTTGACGCCTGAGGACGTGGAGGAAGAGGTGGGGATCCTGCCCTCGGTGTGGAGGTCCTTCACCATCTTCTCTTCCCTGGCGACCCAGTGGCGAGTCGGCGCGAGCGGGGCGACCGGCCTTGATTACAACGTTCTCCCCTGGATGTTCGAGTTACACGGGGTTGAGGATGCGGCGGCCTGCATGGCTGACCTTCAAATTATGGAAAGCGAGGCTCTCAAGGTAATGCATAAGGAGACGAAATAATGACAGACCAGATCGCCTCGATTACTTTGCGGGCCGATGTTTCTGACCTGAAAACAGCCAGCAATGAACTGGATAGGCTCGGCGAGGCGGCTGCTGGTGCTGTAGATAAAGCCGATGACCTGAATAGTGTGTTCCGCGCTGGTGCTGAATCTGCGAAACAGGGCAGCGAAGGTATCAAGGAGCAGCAGAACGCGCTCAAAGGGTTGCTGGAGAATATCGATCCGGTTACCAAGGCCTTAAACCGCCTGGATGAGCAGCAAGAATCACTGCGGAAATTTCAGGCCAAAGGTTTCCTGGATACCGAGACCTTTCAGGCTTACAACAAAATCCTGGACGACACCCGTCTCAAGCTGACCGACACCGGAGAAGCCGCGGCGCGCGCTCAGGCCGAATTAGCCGCTACCCAGGCAGCAGAGAAGCAGTCCGCAGCGTTAAAGAACCTGCTGGGTTCCATCGACCCGACAATCCGTGCGTTTAATTCACTGGATGAGCAACACGCACAGCTGGTAGCCCATTTCGAAGCAGGGCGCATTAACGGCGCGCAGTTCGAGCACTTCAACACAATCCTTAACCAGACGCGTGAGCGCCTCTCTGGTGTCGCTGACGTACTGCCAGAGGCGCTATCCCGGCAGGAAGCTGCTGCCCGGCGCGCTGGAATCTCCGTTGGCCAGTACAGCGCAGCGATGCGTACGCTTCCGGCACAGTTCACGGATATCGCTACGCAGCTGGCTGGCGGTCAGTCTCCGTTCCTGATCCTGCTGCAACAGGGCGGGCAGATTAAAGACCAGTTCGGATCGGTTCAGGGGGCGCTGTCCGGTGTCGGCGAATACATCCGCAGTATGGCTGGGATGATTAACCCAACCACGATCGCACTTGGTGGTCTGATTGGTACGATCGGCCTGCTGGCTGCCGCGGCATACAATTCATCAGAGCAATTCGACCAGGTAGCTCGCTCGGTCATCATGATGGGAGGTGCTGGCTTTGCTTCAATGCAGCAGCTCAACGAAGCCGCTGAGGAGGTGGCCGGCAAGATGAATACATCGATCAGTTCCACCGTCGATACGCTGGTTACGCTGAACGATACTGGTAAATATACCGCCAGCCAGATGAAGCAGATCGCAACGACCATCACCCTCATGGGTAAGGCCGGAAACGATACCAAAACGGCAATGGCCGACTTCGGCAAGATTGTCAGCGACCCGGTTAAAGGGCTGGCCAACCTCAATGAGCAATATGGTTTCGTTGATGAGGCCATGATCAAGCACATCATCCAGCTTCGTAAGCAGAAGGGTGAGCAAGCGGCTGTTACTGAAGCCATTAACTTGTTTGCTGGCGTCATGGCAAAACGCGCAGAGGAGACCAACAACGCGACCGATAATATCGGTCGAACGTGGGAAAGCCTGAAGAAGAGCGCTTCTGACACCTTTGGTGAGATAGGTGTTACCGTGCGCGCCTGGGGAAACCAGATCATCGATATCTTCGAACTTGTTAAAGCTTCGATTAAAGACCTCTTCCTCAACATTACTTCACTGGACGCCAAATTCACCGGCACAATTGCTGGCTGGGCTGAAAAAATCCCTGGTGGCGGGGCGCTGGCTAATTTTCTTGGCATGGATGTAGAAGCCATGAAGAAGGCCGGGGCTGAAGCGGACAAAGAAATTGAGGCGAATAAAAAACGCTATAACGAACTCTGGAAACGAGTAACCGATCCTAACGCGCAGGCTAAATATGAACGTGAGGCTCGCGGCTCAGCAGTGACAGGTGAAGGGGGAACAAGTCGCGAATCGAGAGATGCAGTCTCGAAGCTTGCTCAGGACTCAGCCAAAAAGACCAAAGAGGCGAAAGCCACTCTGGAAGCTGGCGATCGCACCCTGGAAAACTACCGCGCCCAGGCCAGAACGTTAACTGAAACGCTCGAGACCCTCCGACAAACTGGCGAAACCCACGCTAAAAATACCGAGTTCAGTAAACAGCAATCTCGGTTTGCTGAATTGGATGAGGCAGCCAAAACCCGCTCGCTGACTGCTCAGGAAAAATCTTTACTGTCGAGCCGTGAGGCGATTCTGAACGCCGCCAAGGTGGTTGATCAGAAGAACAAGGAAGTAGAGGCGCAGCAGAAAATTAATGGCCTGGCGCAGCAGGCCAATAAATACGTCACGCAGATGTCGGAAAAGACCGATGCCTTGCGCGAAAGTGCAGGCCTCAGCAGTCGGCAAACACAGCGCATGATGGAAGAGGCGCAGCTTCGCCAGGGCTGGCTCAACGGTGGCGGTAAGCTTGAGGATGCCGGGTATGAAAAAGAACTGGCAGCTCTCAGGAAATATTATGCCGAAGAGGACAAATTACGGGGCGACTGGAAGGCAGGGGCTGTTGCTGGCTGGAATGAATATCTTGACGCCGCCACGAATACCTATGATGCCGTGAAGAACGTCGCCAGCTCCACGCTGACCGGCTTGAGCAACATGCTGACTGAGCTTATGACAACTGGCACCGCGTCAGTTAAAGAGTTCGGCAAATCTATGCTCAAGATGATCCTCGAGATAACCAACCAACTTATAGTGGCCTATACAGTACAGGCCGCGATGGGCTGGATAAGCGGTGGCAGCAAAGGCGGGAGCACGCCAGGGGGATCTTACGCGAACGCTGCCGCTGGCCTAACTTTTAACGCTAAAGGCGGTGTTTATGATTCGCCCGGGCTCAGTAAGTACGTTAATGGGGTATACGACTCTCCCCAGTATTTTACTTTCCAGGGCGCATCGAAGTTTTCGAAGGGCGGTGTATTCGCAGAGGCCGGCGCTGAAGCAATCATGCCACTTACTCGGGATTCTGCCGGGCGGTTGGGCGTACGCGCCCAGGGCAGTGGCGGTATGGCTCCGGTTATTAATACCACCGTTAACGTTGATGCTGGTGGTTCTGCAACTGTTCAGTCTTCCAGCTCAGGTGATGCTATGGGGCGCGCGCTCGCCGATGAAATGCAGAATGCTGCCCTTCAGGTAGTACAAAAACACCTTAAGCCGGGCGGCATGATCTACAACTTCAGTAAAGGCAGGTAGTGTTTACGTCACCCCCTGGTTAATATGATGAAAATCATAAGAATCAGGGGATGATTGTGTTAAAAAAAATCTTTAAGAAGATCTTAAGAACCATTGGACTGTTACTGCTTCTGGTTGTAGTGATTATTGTTGCAGCGCTGGTTAACAAACCTTCAGAACAAGAAAAGAAGCAAAAAGAAGCCAAGGAACTTACGGATAAAAAACTGGATGAGCTTCGCGATGCCTGTGAAGCTTACGTAAGGATGTCAGTCATTAACAAAAGCACCCTGGATATGTCGGTGTTTGGCTCGAACAGATGGCTCGGTGACGACGGTAAGTTTTACGCCACGCAGGAGTTTAGCGCCAAAAATAAATTTGGTCTTGAGCAGAAATTCAGGGCCGAATGTATTGAAGACAAGGATGGGAAGACTGATTACCGGCTTGTAGAAATGAATGGAAGTTAAGTCAAAATGGTCTGATAACTTTCCCTCCCATGCTTTCAACCAGTATTAAGCCTCGCACATGCGGGGCTTTTTTTATGGAGCAATTATGGCAGTTGATACATACAGCTGGCGCTCGCAGCTCGGTGCTGGCGCGATTGAATATAGCCAGGCAGTACGCGCGGCGCAGTTCGGTGATGGCTATGAGCAGGTGGCCGATAGCGGGATTAACTCCACGGCTATTCAGGTGCCTATGAAGCACACAGGCACCGAGTCGGAAGTGGACAGGATTCGTGATTTCCTCCTTGCTCATACCGTGAAGGCTTTCATCATTACGCCGCCAGGTGAAGAAAAGGGGCTTTACCGCGTCGTAGCCGATTCGGTTCGTAAAACGCAGATCAGCAGCAAATATGCTGAGTTGACGTTCACCATCAAACGGGCTTACGGAGTGTACGCATAATGGCATTAGTCGATCAGGCGGCTATGCTGGCGCCGGGTGGCAGGGTCCGCCTGGTTGAAGTTGACGCCTCAGAGTTCAGTGGCGGGATCCACCGATTCCACTACGCACCTTTCCCCCATACACCGGAAGAAATTGATGCTGCCAATGGAGATGAAGAAAGGCTTGGACCCAAGCCAATCGTCTTCGGTGGCAATATCTACGATTTTTGGCCGTTTCAGGTTTCAGGCCTGGAGCTATCAACAGACCAGGCGGCGGAGCCCACTCTCAGCGTCTCAAACCTTGACGGCCATATCACTGCGCTGTGCCTGCAATTTAAGGACATGGTTAACGCAAAAGTGAGCATTATCGATACCTATGCGGTCTATCTCGATGCCGTAAATTACCCTGGTGGCGTAAACCCTACAGCTGATTCGTCAATGTTCACACTTCAGACCTTCTGGCTTGACACCAAAACCTCCGAAGATGATGAGGTGGTTACCTGGGCACTCAGCAGCCCAGCCGATTTGCAGAGCCTTGTGATCCCCACCCGACAGATCACATCGCTTTGTGAATGGGCGCTGCGCGGTCAGTATCGCAGCGGCGATGGATGCACCTATAACGGCACTGCGTATTTCGACGCTAAAGGAAACCCAGTATCAGATCCTGCCCTTGATGTGTGTGGCGGTTGCCTCAGTGACTGCCGTAAACGATTTGGCGCTGGCCTGGCAGACCCTGACGCGGCAATCCTCGATTTTGGTGGCTTCCCGGCAACCGTTCTCTTTATCCGATAACCGGACGTACCAATGAATAAAACCATAATGGCAGCTATCCGGGCGCATGCACTGGAGGAATCCCCGCGTGAGTGCTGTGGCTTCGTTATTCAGTCTGGCCGTCGCCAGCGCTACATTCCCGTGCCGAATACGCACGAAAATCCGACAGAGCATTTTCGCATCGACGGCGAGCACTGGGCTAACGCCGAAGATATCGGGACGATTATTCGCGTCATCCACTCCCACCCGGGCGACGGTGCCCGGCCTATTCCGTCCGATCTGGACCGCCAGCAGTGCAACAACTCCGGCGTGATCTGGGGTATTTACTCACCTGATAGCGATGAATACGCCGAGATAATGCCGGAGGCGGTGCCGCTTATTGGGCGTCCGTTTATCCTGGGCTCGAATGACTGCTGGGGGCTGATTATGGACTGGCACGCCATTCAGGGCGTCACGCTGAACGATTTTCGCGTCGATTACCCGTGGTGGGAAAGCCAGTACCCGGACAACCTCTATTTTGATAACTGGGAACGGGAAGGATTCGTCGAGTGCGATCCGGCACCAGGCTGCATGGTCATCATGCAGGTTGATTCGGATAAGTGGAACCATGCGGGCATCATCACTGAAGAAGGTGAACTGCTCCATCACCTTTACGGCCAGCCTTCATGTATCACCCCGTATGCCCGAGGCTATTTCAAAGACCGCACGATGATCTGCGTTCGTCACAAGGACCTGCCAAAGGAGATAAAGCCATGGCGCGTTTAACCACTATTCGTTTGTATGGCGCACTGGGCGCCCGGTTCGGGCGCGTGCATAAACTGGCAGTGCAGACATCTGCCGAAGCGGTCAAAGCCCTGTGTATCAACTTCGACGGGCTGGAAGACTATCTGATGAATGCAAAAAAAAATGGCATGACCTTCGCGGTGTTTCGCGGTAAGCGCAACATAGGCGTGCAGGACTTCCAGGAGCTGGCAGGCGATAGCGATATTCGCATAGCGCCAGTTATGGAAGGGGCTAAGAAGGCCGGCATGTTCCAGACAATCCTCGGCGCCGTAATGGATGTTGCTAGTGTTATTACTGGAGTGGCTACCGGCTGGACGGGCGCAGGTTTGACATTTGGGGCCGGACTTATCATGTCGGGCGCGTCAATGATGGCCGGCGGTATTTACCAGATGCTTTCGCCCCAGCCCAAAGGCTTACAGGGGCGAGACGACCCTGACAATAAACCCTCTTATGCCTTTGGTGGTTCAGTGAATACCCTTGCGATGGGAAACCCGGTCGCGCTTCTCTATGGCGTCCGTGAGATTGGCGGCGCCATCATCAGCGCTGGCATAGTCGCCGAAGACATCTGATAACTCCTTTCTGAATATCAAGCACCTAGTCGGGTGCTTTTTTTATGGATGTAATATGGAAGCGATCACTGGTGCAAAGGGTGGCAGCCAGAAGCAGCACACACCTGTAGAACAGCCTGATTCGGCGCAGTCAATGGCGCGCTGCCGCATGCTGCTGGCGCTCGGGGAAGGTGAGTTTGCTGGTGGTCTGGATGCGACCAGCATTTTCCTGGACGGTACGCCGCTGGGAAACGCCGACGGAACGATGAACTTTGAAAACGTTTCCTGGGAATTTCGGCCGGGAACACAGACCCAGACGCCGATTCCGGGTTTTCCCGCAGTGGAGAACGAAACTACGGTTGGCGTATCGCTGACAAAAGCCACGCCCTGGACGCGCGCGCTGAGCAACACCCAGATTGACGCAGTGCTCGTTCGCATTGGTATCCCGGGTTTGCAGCAACAGGAAAACGACGGGGATATTGTCGGCACTACCGTAAAGTACCATATCGATCTTGCTGTAGATGGTGGTGCGTTCTCCACGGTCATGACAAGGACCGTGACAGAGAAACTCAGTTCGCTCTATGAACTAACCCACCGTATTAATCTTCCCAAAGCCAGCACTGGCTGGCAGATTCGCGTGGTGCGTGACACTGATGACAGCACCAGTCAGATGTTGCAGAACAAAACGCAGGTACAGGCGATCACTGAGGTTATTGATGCGCGCCTGCGTTATCCCCACACGGCGTTGCTGTATGTGTCGTTCAACGCCAAATCGTTCAATAATATCCCGAAGGTTTCCTGTAAACCTAAGGGGCGCATTATCCGCATCCCTTCGAATTACGATCCGATAGCCCGAACCTATAGCGGCACATGGGACGGGACGTTTAAGTGGGGCTGGACGAATAACCCAGCATGGATCTGGTTCGATGTGCTCACTGAGCCGCGTTTCGGACTTGGCCGACGCGTCACGGCTCAGATGCTGGATAAGTGGGAGCTTTACCGTATTGCCCAGCGTTGCGATCAGAAAGTACCTGACGGGAAGGGTGGCGACGGTACCGAGCCGCGCTTCATGTTTGATGTCTACATCCAGTCACAGGCTGATGCGTGGCAGGTAATCAAAGACATCGCCGCAGGGTTCAATGGCATGACGTTCTGGGGCAACAACATGTTCAATGTTGTCTCAGACATGCCGGCGGATACGTCGAAGCTGCAAATCCTTACCCGCGCTTCGGTGGTGGGCAAACCGGTTTACTCGAGCGGCAGTGAAAAGACCCGCTTCTCCAGCGCGCTGATTAACTTCAGCGACCCTGACAATCACTATCAGGACCGCACAACAGCGGTGATGTTCCCGGACCTGGTTAAGCAGTTCAAGTTTAAGCAGACGCAGATCACCGCAATCGGCTGTACGCGCGAGAGCGAAGCACAGCGCCGTGGCGGGTGGGCGGTGTATTCCAACTCACTCGACCGGATTATTACGCTACAGACCGGGCTTGATGGCTATGTCTACGTGCCGGGTACCGTGTTTGCATTTGCCGACGAACGCCTTTCAGGGCGTGTTTATGGCGGGCGTATAACCGGATATAACGCCGGGTTGAAGGCTGTTACAACCGATCGGGGTACCAGTGCCGTTGCGGGTGACACACTGATGATCCGCACACAGGGCGGTACCGTTGAAAGCAGGGTGATCCAGGCCGTAAACGGCACGCAGCTGGTGGTTGCCACTCCTTTCACGGCAGCGCCGTTACCCAATGCTGTATTCGTCATCGATGCCGGGCAGTTACGCCTGCAATACTTCCGCGTTACGAACCTGAGATTTGATGATGAAGAAAACACCTTCACAATCACCGGGGCCGAATATAACGCATCAAAATATGATGCGGTCGACAACAATGCCCGCCTGGACACGCCGCCAATCAGTCTGATACCAACCGGCCTCGTTAACCAGCCGACCAATATCGCGGTATCGAGCTATGACGCAGTGCGCCAGGGGCAGCGAGTGGCTACCCTGACGGCATCCTGGGATGCGCCGGTCGACAAGAACGGCAAACCACAGGCGGATGTCATAGCCTATCGGGTGCAGTGGAAGCGCGGCGACAATGAGTGGGTTAACGTACCGGAGACCGGTCTTCGCAATATCGAAGTGCCTGGCATCTTCGAGGGTGATTATCTGGTCCGTGTACGCGCGATCAACTCCGGCGGTGCATCGAGTCTCTGGGCAACTTCCACGCTTACAAACCTGAAGGGACGCGCGGGTGAGGTACCCAAACCTGTCGGGCTTAAGGCCTCCGAAGACGTCGTATTCGGAATCAACGTCACCTGGGGATTCCCGGCTAATACCGGCGACACCCTGAGCACTGAGCTGCAATACAGCATTACTGCTGACGGTTCGAATCCGATGCTTTTGGCATCTGTACCGTATCCGCAGAAACTTTATCAACAGATGGGGCTGAAGGCGGGGCAGGAATTCTGGTACCAGGCACGGCTTGTCGACAGGATCGGGAATCAGAGCGGTTGGACCGACTGGGTGCGCGGGCAGGCCAGCATCGATGTATCCGATATCACCGATGCAATCCTGGAGGACATGAAAGGCTCCGATACGTTCAAAGACCTGATCGAGAACGCGGTGGACAGCAATGAAAAAATTGCTGGTATGGCTGACGACATTAAACAGGCCAACGACGAACTGGCGCAACAGGCGCAGGAAATCGCAAAAAACGCCCAGGATATCGGGAAAGTTCAGACCAGCGTTACAAACCTGTCGAGCACGGTCGGAAATGTGTCTTCTTCTCTGAGCGAGCTTGAGCAGACAGTAGCGACGGCCGATACCGCGCTGGGCCAGCGCATCGATAACATCAGCGTGTCTGTGGACGGTATGACGGGAGGAGTGAAGAACTCCGCCATCGCGATTATTCAGGGCAATCTGGCGCAGGTGGCCGCGCGCAAAACGCTGTCTGCATCCGTCGCCGGTAACAGCGCTCAGCTGGACCGCATTGATGAGGTGATCGTCAACGAGAAGGAGGTAACGGCGCGTTCGCTGCTGAGTTTGCAGACTGACGTGAACGGCAACAAGGCATCCATCAACAGCCTGAACCAGACGTTCTCCGATTATCAGCAGGCCACCGCCACGCAGATAAACGGCATCACGGCGACCATCAACGGGCACACTTCAGCGATCACCACCAACGCGCAGGCCATTGCGAACGTCAACGGCGACCTGAAGGCGATGTACAGCATTAAGGTCGGGTTATCCAGCAATGGTCAGCTTTACGCGGCAGGGATGGGGATCGGCGTGGAGAATACGCCGTCCGGCATGCAGTCGCAGGTTATCTTCCTGGCTGACCGCTTCGCCGTTACTCACCAGGCCGGAGCGACCGTTACGCTTCCGTTCGTTATTCAGAACGGGCAGGTGTTCATCAGAGACGCACTGATAGGTGATGGCACCATCAGCAACGCCAAGATCGGCAACTACATCCAGTCCAATAACTATGTTGCTGGCTCAGTCGGGTGGAGGCTGGATAAGGGCGGTACGTTTGAGAACTACGGTTCGACAGCTGGTGAGGGGTCCATGAAACAGACAAACCAGACAATCAGCGTGCGGGACTCCAGGAATGTGTTGAGGGTGCAGATCGGGAGAATCACGGGAACATGGTAACGGGTGGCCTCTTACGGGGCCTCTTTTTTTTCAGGAGGACTGGATGGCGGAATATGGTGTTCAGACATGGGACGCCTCAGGCAATGTAAATAACTATGGCGTTAAGCCTGTCAGCGTTTGTGGCTATCTCCAGCTGGCTCAGAACCAGAAAACAGGCTCTTACTCCGTAGCGCTTCCACCGGGTTGCAGGCTAACCTGTTTTCAGAGCATGAACGGCGATCAGTTTGGTACGAGTCGGAGGAAGATCACCATTTCGGGGGGAACAGCAACAGTGTCAGCAGCAGGCGATACCGACTACTCAGCAGGGACTGAGCCTGCGGCAGCGGCTTATCTCATTTTCCAGATCGAGAGGGCATAAATGGCGGAGTATGGCGTTTTACTGACGACCACGAGCGGGGAAGTATGGGTGACCGCGAACAGCTCGCCAATCGCTCTACAGGCGCGAAAGACAGCGGCACTTCAGGGAGCATCGGGGTTCAATACCAAAGTGACGCACACATTCCCCGCAGGTCAGCCTGTTGTCGCGTTCGTTCATTGCACGGTTGAGGTCGAAATCACCCAGACGATAAGCGGTAACACCATCACGATTGATTTTCTCAGACCGAATGCAACCGGCACAGCGTACGTTTATTTTTTCTCTATTTTCCCGCAGACAAAGCCAGACTACGGGCTGGCTGTGTGGGATGCTTCAGGGACGCTGATTTTAACAAACGAAACGCGCACGTTGAGCGATGTTGTCACCCTCGGTACCGCCGGGGTGGATGCCAGCTCAGGATACAACATCAATACAACTCTGGCGGGGAAGTGGGCCTGTATGCCTGCCATGCTGGGGCTAATTACCGGGGTTGTATCGGCCGGCGGTCAGCCGCAGCCCTACTCGGCCATATACAAGAGCATGGCAAAGCTTGAGGGAAGCAATACGCGAATATTCGCCAGGCCGCAGACAACCCCCGGCGGCAACCTTCAGAACGTCGCGTATTCGAATCTGAGGAACGTGATTATGGCCATTAACTGCGCCAATTATGATTGATCGTTTTTAGCGATCAATTTTGAATAATTGATCTATCAAATCAATTATATCCCGTTGATTCATATTGTTATTGTGTAGCTTCATGAATGCCCTGGGATATAACCACTATGAAAAATATGATTCTTTGCCTGGCGGTAGCGGTATTGCTCTCCGGTTGCGCTGGCGTTATTGAGAAGCAGCAACCCGTATGCACCGGAACAGCCCTGGTCGGCGGGCAGGAAAGCAGCGTCCAGATCTACGGAGTCCGTAAACAAAACAATCAGACGCAGTACCGCGCCGGTTATCCCTTTAACTGGACCTGGGTAAGCGCCAACACGTTCACCAGCACCACCTGCCAATAACTCATTCTGTCTCAAAACAAACCCCGCTCCGGCGGGGTTTTTTATTGCCTGGAGAAAATATGCTTTATAACACTGGCACCATCGCCATCAACGGAAATACAGCCACCGGCACCGG